ATATAGAAGACTCAGGAACTACAGATAGTAGAATATTATCTGTTATTAAATATGCAGGTTTAGTAGGAATTACTGTAGAACAATACGATGCTTTTGAAAGAGCAATGAAATTAAGAAACAAAGGTATTTACACAAAATTTTCTGGAGATCTTGGAAAAGATATAGACTATTATTTAAGTGCTCCGAACGATCCAATAAGAGAAAGACTTAAAACTGGTGTTGATATCCTGTTTTTTTTAAGACTTTTATCTCTGACTTTACCTGGAATGCCAAGAGCCGAACTTAAGAATATAGCAGACGGTGTTGAAAGAAATATTGACATGCGCTTTTTATCAAGCAGTCCAGATCCTTATTACTACAGAATTTTAGGAGTAGAAGGTCCTATGGAAGAACCTGAAAAAAACTAAAAGCTTTCTTTTATTATTCTAATCACTTCTAAGCAATCTTTTTGGTTTCTTGGCACAAACAGTATAGGATTTATGTCATTAATGGTTAGATGGCGTTTAAACAGCTTCCATACCATTGGAAACCTTTCGTTTGGATTACCTTTACATTCAATTATAAATCTAGGAGGATTTTGTACATCTACAAAGTCAGGAGTATATGTTATGGGTAATATTTTTTTAAACCCTTTATCGTGTAGGTATTTTTTCTTTGGTGTTTTTTCGTAAGAAGAAAAAGGCAATTCAAATCCGTCAATGATTGTGAACTTGTGTGATTCGTATCCAGCTTTAATTTTGTGAGCTTTTAAAAGTAAATACATATGAGACTCCAGCTTTGATTGAAATTGTATTCCATCAATCTTAGTTTTCTTGTGTCTTGTAATTTGCCTGTTCTTTTTTTTGTATCTATTCATCTACGTCCTCTAAATATAAGTAAAATGCACTAGATATTGAAGGTAATTTCCATAAAGCTTCAGTTATGTTCTTGGCATATATATTCAAATTTGCGTATTTCTTTTTTAAAACACCTTTATTTATTTCTTCTGACAATACAGGAACATACTTTTTAATATCATTTATACCTGCCCAATATAAAACACTATTTACATTTTGTTCTATTTCTTCTTTTTCCATTAAATACTCTACAGCCATTTTATTATCTACATTTAAATCTTTTGAAATTAAATAAACATGATTGTCTTGGTAGGTTAACACTTCTACATTTCCGTCATCAAAAACATATATATAAACAAAAGAGTCTTTTAAAATTTGTTTAATATCAATATTTTTAATTATACTTCTTATCAGTCCTAATTCTTTTTTTTCAGGATCTTTGTTGATGAATATTTTGTTTCTATAGTTCACAACATAAATTTATTAAAAAACCCCCAAAAAATTTGAGGGTTCTTAGGGATGAAAACTAAAACAGTGATATTTGAATATATCGTTACAAATATAATAATTTTATTCTTCATATGGGTTCTCATCAAAACCATATTCATAATTAATTGTTAACACTGCAAAGTGCAGTTTCCATGTATACCAATTCTCTTTTTCAGTAGGGTCATAATATTCAAAACCAACGATAAGACCTTCATGTGGCCATCTGAAAACGAAAGAAACCATTGTCCATTCCATACTAAAAAAGATGTGTTAACCTAGCCACTTGTCCGTGTTCTGGATGATGCAAGAACCCTTCTATTGCTTTAGGTGCATGTTGATAACCATTTCTATGGTGCCAAGAGTCTGCCGAGCTTGGACTTCTTAATGATTCTACTGTAACACCTGCAAAATCTTTAGAGTTTTTATGGTGAACATGATGAGTATAAACATATCTGTGTTTACATTTTGACCAGTTATTTTTAGATTCAACAGCCATAAGTAAAGGAAGATCTGCTGTTTTTGCACCGTCACCATGAGTTGTTCCTATTAGATTATTTCCGTAAGCATAATATTTTCTATGAGATATACTTACATCAAAACTCACTTGTGTTGATTTTCTAAACCAACTTCTTATTACGTCAGCTAAAAAGAATCCGTTAGTATAATCATGATTTGAAGGATTATATGTTACATGGAGATCCGCTACAGACATTAACATTTCTATAACTTCTATATAAAGTTTTTTAGCTTTTAAAAAGTTATCGTACCACATTCCGTCTGTATCTTGTGGAGTTCCTGAAGTTGTTTGTCTTTTGGGAGTGTCAATGTGCAGTATGTCATTACCAATAATTAAAAGAACTTTGTCTATAGTATATCCAGAAGACTTATCTAATATACCCTGAACACCTTCCTTAACTCTTTTAACAGCTATTTCTGTATTGTAATCCTCTCCTGTTTCAAATGAATCACTAAGTTTACCTATGTGAACATCGGCAGGGTCTATAACTAATAAATGTGCATTTTTAGATTTTTTTCTAACTATTTTAGGATAATTTGGAGAGTGTTTATCCATCATATCCATAATATCTTGTGAAATATCATGATAAGATATTGTTTCAGGTCTTACCTGTACAGAATATTCTTTTGTTTTATCCCAATACTGACGTACATTTTCAAAATTAATTCCTCTTTCTTCACAGTATTTGTATACTCCGAAATGTCTTATCTTGTTTAACTCTAGTTGTTGAACACCAGAAAGCCAAGTCCTAAACTTGGTTCTTCCTTTTTCTGCTGGTCTTGGTGGTATACCTAAAGCTTCTGATTCGCTTTTATTAATCCAAATTCTTTTTTTACCGCTCATGTTTCCATACGTTTTTTAATTTCTTTTAAATCATATATAAGAGAGTTGATTGTGCCTTTACATTCTTCGAAGTCGCCGTCAGAGATTTCTTCAAAAGCATCGTTTAGTTTATCATGCATTTGGTTGAAGGTCCTTATAAGATATTTCTCTCTGTATTCTAAAGGCATTTTATTTATCTATTATCATAGATACTTTTTTAGGTTTGGTCTAAAATATTCTGATCCTTTCATTATTTTTCCATCATGTCTTTTTAAAACTTTTCCGTTTTCTAATTTGCTCATATTCGATTTATGAACTTCAAAAAACATATCTAAAAATTGTTTATCAATACCATGTTGAACTATAAACCCAGATAATACATAGAACATGTCTATAATGCTATCACAGATTTCTACTAAGTCTTTATTTTCACAAGCCTCTAAGTATTCGTCTAATTCTTCTTTAAGTAAATTGTATTTTAAATTATATTGCTCTTTTTCAATTAAGCAAGGAGTCTTTGATATTGGTAGCCCAAAAGAACTATTAAATTCTTTGATTGATTTAATAATTGATTCTTCGTTGTTAAAAGTAGCCATTTCCAATTATTTACATGGAAATGTAGTGATTTTTTTGTTGATAATCAAGCTTTCATTAAAAGTTTTTCTTAAATCCTCAATATTTACGTAAGAAGCTGTTGATTTATGAAGCAAATGAACTAGCTGGTGTATTAAGCCTTCGTCAGAAAGAATCTCTCTTGTAGGTAGATTTTTAATCCAACAAACGTAACAAGCAAAATGCAAAGCTTTTTGTGCATTTTCTATAAATGTTTCGTTGTCCATGATTGTGAACAGATCGTATTGTTTTTTTAATCCTTTAGTGTCAAGCAGGAACGTTTTGTTTTTGATCTTGTATTCTTGTTGCCAATTCGATATAAAGCTCTCTTGCTTTTTCTTGTAGTTTTTTTTGATCATTTTTTACGTTATATAATTCTTTACCTTTTTTCTTTCTCCCTTTAAAATTAATTTCTATTGTCAAGTGTGTTTGATTCTGTATTACAGGATAAATTGTAATTCCATTGTCAATACAAATTTTTATTGCTTCGTGTATTTCCATTAGATTTCTAATTTATTAATTGTTTCAAAGTCTATGTCAAGCATTTGCTTTGTTTTAAACTTATTGTTTTCGTCAATCCAACAACTGTTATCCCATATAGGTATACCTTCTTTTAAATTAGTATATCTTCCATTATTTACATCCCAACAATATGTTGTATGTGCTTGGTTTTCTCCAAGATTTGAAAATTTTACTTTTAAAACCTTAACTTTTACAGTTCCTTCTTCATAATCTCTATGTACAAGTATACCATGAGGACTCATGTCATAAAATTCTCCCCCACCTTTTACACTATAAAATGTAGGTTCCAATAATTTACCATTATCGCTTTGTGGTTTTGTTGGATGAGCAACTAATATGCATATTACGTCATTTTTTTTACAAAAGTTATCTATTTTGTTTAAGTATATGTTTGTGTAGTCGTTTATTGATGCATTCAAATTGTCTTTATCTCTCACTTTGTTGTATGGGTCAATAACTAAACATCTAATTCCCATTCTTTTTACAAGTTCTTCTCCCTTTTTTAAAACTTTATCAAGATCGAATCCATCTTCATAATCTATAAAGAAAAAGTTTTTATTTACATGCTCCAAACACCTCTGCCATTTATAACTTTGTGTCTCTTTATAGTTTGGTGTTTCTCCATAAATTTTTCTAACAAGTTTATCTACATGTAAGTATTGTGGAAAGTTTTCTGTTGATGCATAAGCTGTTTTCCATCCATGCATTAAATTATAACCTATTGTCATTTGATCTACAAAATCTGACTTACCACTACTTGGAAATCCTGTCACTACTATAAATTGTTTTGTATACGTAGTAAATATATTGTCAAACTCGTCTAAACCTATTCTATATCCATTTTTTACACCATTTTTATAAAAGTCATCAAGTTCTTTGTGCATGTCAGAAACTCTAAGTACGTTTTCAATAGGACATGGTATAGCATTTGTAATAGTTTCTTTTAGCTCTTTTTTACCATACTTTATTAAATATTCATTTGCATCTTTACAATCTTTAAAATTTACCAACCAAACCTTATCGGATCCAAACCTTCTTATAAGCTCTTTTTTTCCATTATCTCCAGCTTCATCGTTATCTACTGCAACATATATTTTATCTTTATTTTCAAAATAAGAATAGAAATCATTTAAATAATCCATATTTATTTGACCTGTTGCAGTAAACCCATTAGGTACACTTATTACATGATCTACACCAGATTCTTTGTAAGACAAACAATCAATTTCTCCTTCTACAATTACACACCAATCAGAGTTCTTTATTGAATCTATGTTGTAAAAAGTTTTCTGAGCACCTTTATAAAGCTTAAAGTTTTTTAAAGCATCTCTATACTTTATGTTTATTAATTGATTATCTACATAATAGTTAAACATTATAACTGCAACTTCTTTCTGAACCTGTGGCATATATTCTTTACCATTACTTACACGAAGCTCGTTTAATGTTGCTCTGGAAATTTTTCTACTATCAAACCATTTATAAATTTTTTCTTGAATTGGGTTTAATTTTTCGACCGGAACAACAAATGATTGTGAATAATCTCCAGACTTGTAAGAATGAAGTTGCATTATTTCTCCACAATGCTGACAAGTTCCAAGACCTCTATCCCAATCGAGCATCAAACATTTTTGTGTTTTCTTTTTTCTTTCGCTTGAGCATTTAGGACACGTAGACTTTGATGCTTTTGTGTCTAAATTATATATGTTATATTCTTCTATTTCGTATCCGTTAATTTCCATTAGCTATTATTTTAAATTCAAACCCTTGTTTATCAAACTTCGCCTTGTCTCTATTCATGTCTGTAAGGCTTCCACTTTTTACTGCTTGACCTTTCCATTTCCAACTGTATTTCTTATTGGATTCTTTTACCACATCATCTTTGTTGTATCTAAGCCAATTAATGAAATGAGTTTTATAGTTTTTTATGTTTAACTTATTGTCTTCTGTCATGTCTAAATGATTGTTAAACTTTTCCAAAGCTTTTAAAAGTATTGGCTTAGACATACTGTAATTCATACAGACAGATTCAATCCAGATATTGTCTTTACAAGAAGTGTCAAAATAATATTTATTATTCTTATATTCTTTCTTTATTTCTTTCTTATTTATCTTTGTCGTTTGCGTGTCGTTTGTTTGTCGTTTGCGTGTCTTTTTTGGCTTTTCTCTAACCTCTTTAACCTGATAACCCTCATAGTTACAGATAGTTATCATAGTATATCTGTTTGACGTTTGTATGTCGATTTCTCCTGTTTTTTTTAGCCTGGACAAACATGTTCTTACCTGCCTTACTGTTAGTCCTAGATCATGAGAAAGTCTTGTTATTGAAGTTATATAGTCTCCTCTTTTAACTGCTTTACCCATAAACCTGCAACTGTCGTAACAGGCATTTAGTAAAAGGTGTATAAATAGTATTTTAGTATTGGTGTCTTTATACCACTCCCAATCCAATATTGTTCTGTGTAGCTTGATGTATCCCTTCATCATCTATTTTATTAATTATATTCAAATATTTTTTTATGTTTTCTTCGCTTCTATTTTTATAAGTTTTACTAATAAAACTATGTATTAGCTTGATAAAGTTTTCATCTTCTTCTTCAAAAACGACATCAATTATTTCATTAATTTGTTTTTGTTTCTTTTTACTTTTAAAAGATTCGTGATCAATTACTTTCAAAATCTTTTCTTCTATTTCATTTACTTCAACCCTTAGTTTTTTATCAAACTGTATTAAGCCTTCTATTTTTCTTTTCCCATGTAATATAGAAGCATGATCGTGTGCTTTATTTCTTCCCATTATTTTAGAATACTTTCCAATGTCGCTTAAGGTTTCTTTTGTAAGTCTTGAACACATGTAATGGAAAATAGAACGCAGGTCCGCAACGTCTTGCTTTCTGTTGTTTTGAAACATGTAATAACGACCTACATTATAGTATTCAGAAACAATAATAGATATTCTATCAACTATTTTTTTGTTTTTCATAATTAAATTTCAATTAATTTTTCATGAAAAGAAGGGCATGTAATAGATTTTATTTTTCTTATAGCCAATTTACTTGCATAAAACTTACCTTCTTTCATTGTAAAATTCTCGTTAGCATCGGGCCAAAAATAAACACCACCTTCATGTAGAGATGAAATTATTTTATTAAACCAATACGTGTTAGCTCTTTTTTTATAATCTTTCATTTAAATAAATTTAATAGAGGGCATAGACTGGTTTGTTTTTATCTATGCTTTGGTCCAGTAAACCTCTTGTTAAACTAGAACGGTAAGTCGTCTCCAAAATCATTTTCATTAGCTGGAGCTGGTGCTGGAGCTTTTTGACCGTTCTGATCTTCGTCTTTCTGACCTTTCACGATATTTCCGTCTGTCCAAATGACTGAACCATTACCCAGAAAATGTCTCTCAACCTTGTTGTCTCTTTCTTCTTTTGTTTGTTGAATGGTTATTGAAACATTTTTTCCATACTTAGAAATATCATCAACTGATATTGTAATAGGTATGTACTTGTCCTTTTGTCCTTTGATTATTTTGTTTGGATCAATTTTCTTTAGTTCAGAAGCCTTGATCGAGGCTGAAATTAAACTTCCCATAAATTAAAAATTAAAAATTAAAATTAAATATATACTGCACAATTATAAGTGCTACAATTATAAAAATTGTTTTCTTTTCATTATTAAATAAATCCATCTATAAAATGATCTTCTATGTTTTTAGTTTTATTTATAAAGTAGTCAAGATAAACCTGTTCAGCATCTTCCACTTTAGCTTTACCTCTTTCATAAGCTTCTTGACTTACATCAAACCTACCTACCATACCTGTGCCTTTTTCAAAAACTAAGAACACCATTTCTTTTTGAAACATTGTTGAGTAGATGTAGGCTTGTGCATCGTAATTATATGTTTGACTTGACCTTGCAAAACTTTTTATGTTTTGAGTAGTCTTTAAATCATAAATAGCATAATCTGTAATAATGTCTGCTTTACATTTCCAAAACAGTTTATTGTCTGTTAACATTGAAACATTAGGAACTTCAAACGAAACATTTTCATGCTCTAGTATTGGTTTTATAATTTTATGATTTTTACCAATTTCAACAAGAGATGTTAAATCATCATATTCTTTTTTAAGTAATAAGATTTCTTCATTTG